ACCCTGAACGCCTGGGCTGGTCACAAGCTCGTCAAGTCCGTGGAGATCGAGATCGGTGGTCAGCGCATCGACAAGCACTACGGTGACTGGCTCCACATCTGGAACGAGCTCACCCAGACCGCTGGTCACTACAACGGTTACAAGCAGATGGTGTCCGGTACCGAGTTCGGCGACGACCTGTCCACGGACAGTCATGACGCCCAGGTGCTGTACATCCCTCTGCAGTTCTGGTTCTGCCGCAACCCCGGTCTTGCTCTGCCCCTGATTGCCCTGCAGTACCACGAGGTGAAGATCAACATTGAGTTCGCCAGCAAGTCCGCGGTGCTCTCCAGTGGTAGTGGTACTCTGAACGACGCGTCCCTCTTCGTGGACTACATCTACCTCGACACCGACGAGCGCCGCCGTTTCGCCCAGGTCTCTCACGAGTACCTGATCGAGCAGCTCCAGTTCACCGGCGACGAGACCGCCAGCAACAAGATCAAGCTCAACTTCAACCACCCCGTGAAGGAGCTGATCTGGGTGGAGAAGAATGACGACTCCGTCGTGGGCGACTACCAGACCACCTACGAGTCTGCCAAGCTCCAGCTGAACGGCCACGAGCGCTTCTCCGCGCGCAAGCCCAACTACTTCCAGCTTGTGCAGCCCTACCAGCACCACGAGCGCGTGCCCGTGGATGCCTGGACTGCGACCGGCCAGGACGATTACAAGGGTACCGGTATCAACGTGTACTCCTTCGCCCTCAAGCCCGAGGAGCACCAGCCGTCCGGCACCTGCAACATGTCCCGCATTGACAACGCCACCCTCAACCTGGTGGGCATCAAGCAGACCGATAACAACGTGAAGGTGTTCGCCGTGAACTACAACGTGCTGCGCATCATGAGCGGTATGGGCGGGCTCGCATACAGCAACTAAATTAATTAAAACACCACCCTCCCTCTCCAAACATATTTTTCATGTAAACCGGAAGACGATATGTCTCATTAGCAGCTTGTCCTCCATTTTCGAAGCTCCTTTTTATGCGTTCGCATCTCTTCGATCCTTTTCATAAGGAAGTGATCGACTTTGCGAAGAAAAAAATTGAAATGATTTTGGAAATCCCACATCAATGAATATATCCTCGTAAACATGCAAAACGCAACAACTGAACAAGACACATTGATCCAGAACAAAATAGGTAGGCCTTGTACAATTACGAACGAAACACGACAATTGGACGATGATACCTGTGAGTTACACATTAATAACAACAAAGGAAGAGAAGACCGAAGCATCTTCGATGCGAAACATAGAACAGATGTCGAAAATAAACGTTGGGTGATTAAGTTATTTTAATTAAAATATCATCGAAAAGTGGTTTATGACTGACGAAAGTAACATTGAAATCATTAAATATATCCTCGAATTTAGGATCAATTTTAAATAATTCAAAGGTACTATCATTTTCATATGATTTTACGGTCATGTTATCTTTATGATAATCTAATATACGATCGTACTCTATCAAGATGTACGGTTTGCACTTTTTCAAAAAACGTTTACCACCTCGTAATATTTGGGGTTCCATCCATTGCGCATCCAACCAGAAGAATCCTATTTCATTCAGAATGCGCTTTCGCCATAACTCATCCAATGTTGTGAATTCTTGTCCATTTTTTGCTGAATGCCACTGAAACCCACCTGTATTAGTCTTATTTTGATTATTTATACCCTCGGTTTGATATGTGTAATTTCCCTCTTTGTCAGATAATCCTGTGCAAATGATTTTTACTTCTTTTTCTGTTAAATTATTCAAATTTCGAACATTTCGCATGAACTCACATTTATCAGAAGAAGGGTCGATACAATATACCGGTATATCAGTGACATTCATATTCTTTAACGCTTTTGCAAGCGGAATACCATAGTCTCCTATATGTGCTCCAATATCTAAAACACCTTTACGACTCTTCAATATATAAGGCAACGAATTCTTTTTCTGTTTGTATTGAAATAAAGGACCTGGGAAATTGTTTTTTGTAAAGAAATTATCGAACCATAACATTGGTTTACCATCAATAGGATTCATAATTTCTATTATTGTATTTTTCCACTGTTCTGAGCCCACTTTTAAATCCTCTCCGGTATGAATGTACATATCATCGACACCTAAGGTCGTCGCGTATTGATAACCTTTTGAAATCAAGAAACGGCCAATATTCTCCTTCATTGTTTGTCGGTGGTTATGTTCTATGGATATTATACCGAATCTATGTCGGTCGAAATCAATTCCCTCCAACACCATCATTTCCGCACCTTCTACATCCAAGGAAAGATAATCCACATACCATGGTACGTTGAACTTGTTGAAAACGTTTTGTGTAATTTCTGTTTTCATTTTTTTTCGATTACCGTTCATAATAAAGGGGCTATTTGCATGCGCCATATTTTTTCCATCAATTCCAGATAATCCTGCTCCTTGATCAGCTGACAATACAAAAGTAACATAATCTATTTTGTTAGACACCAACCCTTTATATTGATGACATGATCTTTCGTCCATGTTTCTTAATATGGGATCTATGCATAATCCATTCCATTTATATTCTGTATCTAACAAATATGTGTTGTTCCAATGTTTACCATCGTTTGCACCAATATCGACGTAGTATCCATGCTTTTTAAATTTAGTTCGTTCAATTACCCATATATCTTGACCAAATTGAGATTGCTTCATATTCATCCGTTTCGATAAGTCTATCGTTGGGAATCTCTCATCGGTATTCATCTCTTTTCCTCGAATTTCAAAGTGTTCCTTATGCTCCGTAGGTTTGTGATATCTCCAAATCAAATATAACAGGATTACCACTATTAGTATGGATACAAAGAGATTGAATGAATCCGATTCCATAGTCTCTGGTTTATCTATTTTAGATATTTTGATTTCGATAATTTTGTCCCCCACCCAAAGTTCATGGGGTCCCTTATTCGTGGAAACGAACGATTCTCATGTATTTGGTCCATTCGTGGGGATGCGAAATGTTCCACGATAGGTCGTATTTGCCCGTGGGGGCGTGTTTGCAAACAACCGTCATGAATTGAACCTCAGGGAACAATCTACGTAGATTGTTCCCGGGATACGCGTCGATATTAGGCATGAATTCATCGACGATATTCTCTTCGATGGTGTAAACATCATCCAGAATATCTATGATGCTATCGAACATATTCGAGGAACCGATAAAGAACAAATCGTTCAAGTGCATCAAATAGTTTTCCTTAGAAACAAACTGTCTCATTTCTTCAAACATGTCGGTATTGAACATGATGTCGGGTCGTATGCGAACGCATTTGTCGTATCGTATTGATGAAAGCGCTTCTACTTCCTTTTTGAGTTTTATGGCTATGCTTAGCTTGTGGAACTGCTCCATATTTTTGATATTCCATATCGCTTTAGGATTAAAGCCTCTTCTGCGAATTCGATCTTCGAACTCTTCTATACGCGAAGGGCTCATCTTCCCCAGATCCGCAACCGAGGTTTTCTTCCATGCCGATCCGGTGTTCGTGCACACGACGTTTACGGTGTTCTCTTTGTAATAAAGGGGAGTTAAGAGTTTTGTCGTATCTGTTTGGTCTACCACAAAAAAAAAATCCACTTGATTCTCTTCAGGTGGAAATAGCAGAGTAAGTAATTTGATATGATTATGCGCGATACCGTTCCAATGCTTCAAATCTGGGTGTATGTTTCCGGTATATAGAATCGCAATCCTCTTTTTGATGGTGTTCATCTTATAATAAGCAAAACGAATAATTATAATTTTTATATAATTCCGCTTCGGATCACCGATGCGCGCCTAACGTTTTTTGGTCTCCGTCTCCTTATGAACCACCTTCACCACCTTCCCGAGCATCACCGCGGTGTTGCCGTCCAAGAAGGCCACGCGCGAGAGGCCCTCGCAGCTCTTGAAGGTGTCGACCACAAGGGGCTGTTGGGGCTCGAAGACCACCTCCGCCACCTCGTTAGACTTGAGGGAGTGCGGGGACTCCATCTTCTTTCCACCGGTCTCCTTCCCCATCTTCCAGATGATCTCTGTGATCTTGCAAGCGGAGCGCCCGCAACGCACGAAGCCGATGGGAGAGTATCCGCACTTGATCTCTCCCGGAATGTCCAGCGTCTGCACCTGCACGGTGAAATTGCTGGCCGCCTTCAAGGTTCCATCCGTCTTGTACACCATTACGTCGCCGGTGCGAGGCATGTTCAACTTATCGAGTCCCTTGATGTTCATACCCACGTTGTCGCCCGGATTGGCCGCGTCGACCCGCTTGTGGTGCATCTCCACCGAGAACACCTTGCCGGTGCAAGGGTTCGAGGGAGTGTGGGTGGGTAGAAACACCACATCCTCGTTGGGCTTCACCTGCCCTTGTTCGACCCTTCCCGCCAGGACGTCTCCTACGCCCTTAATCTTGTAAATTCCAGAGAGAGGGAGACGCATAGGCGCGTCCGTCTTGCGCTCGGGGCGTTCGATAAAATCGTTCAATGCGTTCAGAAGGGTGTTGATGTGAACCTTCGCATCCCCCCTCTTCACGTCCACCCCATTCCACCATGGCATCTTCTCGGACTTCACCAAGAGATTGTCGCCCATCCATCCCGAGATCGGAATGACCGGCACGCTGTCCTGCACGAAGTCCTTCTTCCAACCCACCTTAGTGAGCATCGAACGCATCTCGTTCGCGATCTCTTGATAGCGCGGTTCACCGTACTTCGCAACGTCGCAGTCCATCTTATTGACTCCGACCAAAAGCTGCTTCACACCCAACAGATTGAGCAGGCGCGCGTGTTGGCGCGTCTGCCCTTGCACCTCTCCGGCCTTGTGGTCCCCCTTTTGGATGGCGGTTGTGAAATTTCCGTCGGCGGGAACCATCAGAAGCGCCACGTCCGCCTGAGCGGCGCCGGAGATCATGTTTTTGATGAAGTCGCGATGGCCTGGTGCGTCAATGATGGTGTAGTGCCAACGGTCCGTGAAGAACTCCTTCGTGGTGCAGGAGATGGTCACTCCGCGCTCTCGCTCCTCCTTCTGTCTGTCCATGTAGAAGGCGAACGCGAAGGACTGCTTCCCGAGAGCCTCCGCTTCGGCCTTCAGCTTCTCGAGCTCGCGCTCCGGAATGCCTCCCAACTCGAAAATCAGACGACCCGTGGTGGTCGACTTCCCGGAGTCGACGTGTCCGCATATCACAATCGACAAATGTTCTTTTTCAGAAGCCATCTCTCGTGTCTTCTTTGGGATGAAGCAAAAGATAGCCTTAAACAAAAAAACGGATCACCACGCGATCGGATGCTCGAGATGCTGATTGCACAACGCGAAGTGTCCGTTCCCGACGAAGGGTTTACGAGAGAGGGGGGATGGATGGGAGTGCTCCAACAGGACATGATACTCGGTGTCGATGAGGCTTCGCAGCTCCTGGGCGTTCCTTCCCCACAACATGAATACGAGCCTGGTGCCCTTCGACTTAGAGAATTCTGAGAGGGACCGGATCATAGCGTCCGTGATGGGCCTCCAAAATCGTGCGTGGGCGTTGGACTCTCCGACGCGCGTGGTAAGAGACCTGTTGAACAACAACACCCCCTGACGTCCCCAATCCGACAGGTCGCAGTTCGCGTCGGGATAGCTGCGACGAACCTCCTTGAACACGTTGCGGAGAGAGGGAGGAAGCGGGGGTTTCGAAACTTGAAAAGCGAGGCCGGTGGCCACCCCCTTTCCGGGGTAGGGATCCTGACCTACGATCACCACACGAGTCTCCTCCGGATCGAAGACTTCGAAACACCTAAAAATCAATTCAGCATCCGGAGTGATATTGTCCGCATCGGGAGGATTCAAATCGTGGGGATCAAGATTCGAGAGCAGTGCGCGCCAAGTGTCTCGCATTTATTTGGTCAAATGCAACTCGTTTTTAATTAAAATTAGCGCTTCTTGTAACAAGGGATGTACTTGTCCGCCAAGTGCTCGCCCACGGATACGGAGGCCTCGTGTTGCGTACGAGTAGCCCCGTCCACATGAGTCTTTTGCGCCAACATGTATTCAAGCGCCTTCTCGTCGAACACTTCGGAGTTGATGCACATCTCCGCCAACGTAGGATACTTGGTGAAGAACCACTCTCTGTCCTCCCTGATCTGTTTTTGGAAGGCTTCCAACGTTCGATAGGGGCTGTCTCGAATCTCTCGTACCACGCTCCAAATGTCTTGATCGGATGTCTCCATCCTCGCCGTTAGTTTTTCTATACAAGACAGAGTGTTTTCTTATATACTTACGCACTGTTTTAAAAAAAAGTCTTTTAATAAATTTAAAGCAGATTGCGATGCCCTCACCGTATCCTTCGACCCCCATCCCTCCGAAAAAGCCCGAGTTGAATGGAGGGCTCTATACCGGAGAGCCCTTCAAGGGACCGTGGGGGAACTACCCTGTGATCCCCGATGTGGTTCCGATGACGAAAGAGACACTGACTATGCAAACCCAACCACACACTCCCGGAAGCACGGAGCAGTTCGATCCCACCATGCTTCGTCCGGGAAACAACATGCCTTTAATAAGGAAAGATCCCAGCAGCAAATTCTCCGACGCCCACAATTTTCATTGCACCTCTTTCGAGTCCGCTCAAAACTCCAAGATCAGAAGCTTCGACCCAGTAGAGCAAGTGGGTTCCTCTTGGAACTGAGAATCGCAACGAGCTGCAGCGCGTAGACTCCTCCGATCCAATTCTCATCTCGCAGATCCACCAACTCGTCCAAAAAACGGTTCAAGTACCCCTCCTCTCGAGGAACCCCACGGAGCTTGCACTCCAAATAGCTCAACGTACACTTTCGATAGTCGAAGATCCACTTGAACCCTAAATATAAAGAGAGCATTAAGTACCATTCCGGTACGGGTCCGGCTCTACCCGACAGATAGAGCAGTCCCAAAAGCACATAGATCACGATCAGTTCTTTGGTATACATTTTTTTACTCTAATCGTTTATTTAAAACGACACGTTTACATGCATCCTATAGCCAGAGCGTACGCGACGTAGAAGACTCCGCAGCAGCATGCGCCCAAGAGGTGCACAAAGGGGTTCTTGCCCTTGTTAATGCACTTGCCGGCCAAGTAGAAAGCGAACACAGACACTGCGAAGGTCAGCAAATTGATAAAGTTGCCCATGAAGGTGCGAGATGACTGCTCCTCGCTCACCGAAAAGCCTTCCTTCTGCTGTTTCATGGCACTTATCGCACTTATTGCCTCAATTGCTCCTGCGAAAGCCAGACTCATACTGTTTATATTTTTATTTAATTAAATATTTTTATTTTGCCAGCCTTTTTGGGGTTCTGATCCGATTTGTTGGGACAAGGCCGCTCTTTGAACATGTCGTCCAAAAACTCCCATCTATTTTTTCGAACATCCTCCGAATACCTACCGTATATGGTTAATGTCTTGCCTTCGGAGCTCTTGCATTCTTGTACGACGTAGAACCCGTAGCGACCGTAGCGAACCACGTAGTTTTTAACGCGTTTCGGCATGCTCGCGATCAGATCGATGTCGATATCGTCCACATCGCCCAAGGTTTTTTTAGCGAACTTCATGTAGGCTTCCAACCCGTACATGGTGGGTTTTTGGGTGTCCGCTTTACACTCCTTCTCGGAACAAGGCATCTCCACCAAGGGTCCGTATCTACCCATACGAACCGTCCGTCCTTTCTTCGTGACGCGTCGAGAGGAATCGTCCAGATCGGAACGAGTGACCCTCTTCAGCACACCTGCACAGGTGTTGTCGAAGTCTTTGTAGAAGCCCCGCATCACACTTACATAGCTCGTGCGCTTCGCCGCTATTTTGTCGAGCGTACTCTCCATGTCGCTCGTGAATTTGACGTTCACGATATTCGGAAACCACTTCACCATGAACTCGCTGACTTGAGATCCGGACGAATTCGGGACCAGTCGGCCTCGATCCGAGTAGTAGGCGCGAGATTCTGTCTCTTTCTTCACTCCTCCCTTCGGAGTGAAGAGATAGTGCGAGTACTCCTTTTTCTCACCGGCCACGTCGGTCTTTTGTACGTAATGACGTTCGTAGAGCTTCTGCACCATAGACACGTAGGTAGAGGGTCGACCGATCCCCTCCTTCTCCATTTTTTTAATGATAGTCGCCTCTCCGTATCGCGCAGGGGGTACGGACCAGACGCATCCGCCTCGCATATCGACACATCTTACTTGCGACAGTGTTTTTTTGGCCTGAAACCGGGTTATGGCCTCCAAGCCCTTTTTGTCGGAAGGCTTACCGAAGGCGGCGCGCCACCCTGGAAAGTGAAGCGCCTTCATCTTGCTGACGAAGGCCATCGCAGGCAGAGCGCCGTGACGAACACAAACCTTCAACTCGCAGTAGATGGCGGGAGACATTTGCGACGCCAAGGTGTGATCGAAAATGAGCTGGTACAGCTTAGATTCGTCGGGGTCTTTTATGGCGCTCGGGGTGCGCTCTTGGAACTGGGTGGGACGAATCGCTTCGTGGGCACCTTGCACGTGCTTGGAGGGCTTGCGCCCCTTCTCCTGTGGATTCAAATACGCCTCGCCCCATCTCGCCCGCACTTGCACTGCGATAGCCGCTTTCGCTTCCTCGGATATCGCGGTGCTGTCCGTACGCATGTAGGTGATGTGACCGCGCTCGTACAGCCCTTGCGCCAAAGCCATCGTGCGCTGGATGGACATACCCAAAGAGGTGGCGCGTTGTTGCAACATGGATGTCGTGAAAGGGGGGTCAGCGCTCTCTCGTACTTTGGAAGGCGCGCCCGTTTCCACCTCGTACACGTTTTTGGTTGAAATTTTCGCGAAGAAGTCCCTCAGCTCTTTTTCGCTCGCGAACTTGTGTACGGTTTCATCCTTGTACAAGGTGGCGTCGGAGATCTCGTCGGTGAAGTTGCCTCCTACGGTCCAATATCGGGTAGATACGTGCGCCTCCACTTCGCGCTCTTTCTCCACGATCAATCGCAGTACCACGGACTGCACTCTACCTGCAGAGATCACCCTTCCGGAGGAGGAGAACCCTTTCTTCAACACGTTCGTGAGACAGTATCCGATCACACGATCCAACACCCGCCGCGTCTGCTGCGACTCGACCATTTCTCGATCGATCTGTCTGGGAGTTGCGATCGCCGCTTTGATTGCGGACGGGGTAATCTCGTTGAAGACGATTCGTCGAAAGTTTTTGGCCGGCAGCGTCCGTTGCAAGTGCCACGCGATGGCTTCCCCCTCTCGATCGTTGTCGGCGGCAAGCCAGATGGTAGCAGCTCCTTTTACCTCCTGTTGTAAGGTCTTGAAGGTTGCCTTCTTTTCTTGAATCAACTCGTAGATCGGCTCGAAATTCTCCGTGTCGCGCAAACCGAACGTCTTGCCCTCATGGGAAAGATCGAACAGGTGCCCTCCACTGGCCACAACCTTGAACTTTTGATCGGTGTTTTTGTTGAGGTATTTTTGAATAGTCTTCGCCTTCGCGAAGGACTCTACGATCACCAAATTCATCAGCTTGCTTGTTATGAAGTAAGAATTAAATGGTAAGATCCATCACAAATACTCAAATTTTAAAACACACGTGCAAGAACCATACTTCCCCCCTACACAATTGTTTTCTCTACTCTCGTGGGATGCGCGTAGACAACTTCGTTTCCACGGAGATTCTTGAGGAGGAGCAGGTCTTCTTTCGCTGAAACCGTCCATTTAAAAAAAAACAGTGATTTAAATTAAAAGCATGATCACCTTCGTGATCCTACTGGTCTGCATTTTCCTGTTGTTTATTATCACTCTGACCAACTATTGGCGGATGGAGCGAATGGTAAAAAACCAACGGGACACTTTGGCCGAAGCTCGTAAGGAGATCAACGCGCTCAACACCATTTTACTCATTCGATTCAAAAACAAACAGCGCGTCGAGCACAAGCTGCTTCTCAAAATCGTGGAGCGAATCAAGGCGATCGAGCGCCAGTTTATCGACACGGACTTCGATTTGACCATCGACGTGAACGAAATAAAGACCACCTTGAACAATATGATAAACGACGAGAAGATACTGTACGACTTCAGCGACACGCAAGCGCGTTTGAAGGAGTTGGGAGCTGAGAAAGCACAGTCTTCATAGGGGTTGACCGAAGTATTCGAGCGCTTTTTTGGAAGCCGCGATCTCCGCGCCTTTTCGCGTGCGATCCGTTCCCACAGCGATCACCCGCCCGGTGTTGCTCTTGACCATCATCTTGCACATTTCGTTTGGCTTCTTCCGATCCCCGGAGGAGACCTCTTCGAATTGAGGGACGTACTGACACGCGTGTTGACAGTATTTCACCAACTTGTCTTTGTAGTTGATGTTGCCTTTAATCAAGTCCACGAAGTCCACGGTCTCTTCGATCAAACCCACTATCCACCTCCGGGAGATAATGGGTCCTTTCACGTCGTCGCCTTCGTCGAAATCGATGTAAATCGCTCCTATGAAAGCCTCCAAGGTGTCCTCCAGGATGTTGCGGTTCTCTCGACCGTTGTTCTCCTCGATTTGACTCGAGATGATCATGAACTTCTCCAACCCGATCTCTTTGGACAGTTCAGCCAACTTGTTACCGTTTACAAGTTTTGTTCTCATGATAGTCAAAAACCCTTCGTTTTGTTGGGGATACCGATCGAAGAGATATTTCGCAATCACGTGGTTCAATATGGAATCTCCGAAGTACTCCAATCGTTCGTTGCTCTCCTCCTGCAACGGGAGGCAGTCCGTAGGGCACTTGGTGTTGCCGTTCACATAGTTCTCGTTCTTTCGGGTGCAATAAGAGCGATTCACGAAGGCGCGGCGGTAGACGTTGATGTCGTTATGGGGCTCCTGGATCCCAAATCGAGTCAATATTTTCACCACATCCTCGTCGTTGAAGAGGATGTTTGCGGGGTTGTATGGCAATCCGGTATCCGACATAATGCTCTCTCTTCTGTTCGTGGGTAATCCTTAAAGGAGATAATGAGCTTAAATTTAAAAACAATTTTTTTTTAAATAAATTCAAACCGATGTTATTTAAAAACACTGGTATGGTATACAAAATAGATAGCTATAATAAGCATGACGGTCGCCTCCTGTCTCTCTCTTAGGGAGAGTACGATGTGTCAAATGTACTTGGAACTAAGGCGCGCAGGTCAAAAATTCTCTAAGAAGTCGCTGAGTAGAAACTGGTGCCACGTCCTGCCTTTGGTGCGTGGAAGCTAATGGAATTCAATCTGAAGATTGGCTCTGCACTGGGCGTGTTGGTTTCGTGATATGTTTTCCTCGATTGTAGATGGTGTCCAAATTCTGCGATACGGTCTCGTTCAAGGCGGTGTTCGCGATAGAGACGCCTCCCATCCCGAAGGTGTTCACGACGGTCGACTTCCCCACCCGCGAGTCGAATTTGAAAAGCTCGAGGCGTTCCAAGTCGTTGATGCGCATTCCGTAAGACACGGTGTGACCCGCGTCGAACTTACGGAACACGTTCATGTCTTGAAAGTTGACTGAGTTGTTCACCACCAAGTTGGAGTTGATGATTAGGTCGCCCGTCATTTCCACAGCGGCTCCCTCTACCTTCATGTTCCCTGTTGCGGAGGTCAGATTCAGGTCGTCTCCCCCTGTGGAGCGAACATTGGTGGTAAACAAATAAGGAAACTCCACTCCGAATCCGTCTTCCGCACCGCTCATTTTTATTCTTTTGAATATTTTCGTAATCTGCACCGTATTCCAATGAAACCCCTGGTTCGACACTATCGCGTTCACGGCACAAGGGTCCGTTCACGACAGGAGAATATCTAAGGCGTCCCACAAGACGTATTCTTCGAGATTCGAGTTCGTCTTCACCCGTCGCAGCGCTTCGGAGTCTTGCACGCCGTAGCGTTTTTCGAAAAACCTTCTCCAGTATTTTGCCGCGTGTTGCGTGATCTCTTTGGGAAGGACGCATTTTGGCAAGAGCTTAACTGGTGTGAAGCTTTCGTTGGAACTCGTGATCGTCGCCACTTCGTTCTCGTATTTATGAATCATCGCCTCGGCGATGTTGCATCCGCGCACTCGCGTGTCGATACACTCGATTAAATGCACATCTTTGGGAGTGTCCGCGGCCATGAGCATGTATCCGACTACGAAGCCGTGATTGCGCTCCATTAGCGCGCATTGCTCGGGATTCAACAAGTCTTTCCAACATGGTTGGTGCGGTTCGTTGCGTCTCTGGGGAGGGCCGTGGGCCACCAGTATGTGAATGTAAGAGTAGTCCGCAAAAAGGTGGGCGTCCGATTTCATCAGACAGTTGGTGATGAACTCCATGTGCACATCCCGTTTGAACATATCTCCAATGTCGTCGATTCTACCGAAGATGGCCTCCTCTACGGGGACGATGGACGAGCATGTCTGATTACAAAAGTACATTCCGGAATCCTTCCTTACGATGAGAGGAATGGGCTTCGTGATATCGTTCAAATTTTTTTTATTTAAATGCGTTTTGCGTTAGTAAATTAGTAAGAGAGCGAGGGGGTCATTGCCATGTTGCATCGATATGTGATTCCGGAGCGCCTTCTGAAACAGAAGGTGTTCAATATGAAAATGAAGGGGGTGCACCCCCTTTTGGACTACGCAATCGGATCAAACAAGGATCCTCGAGCTTTCGAAGAGAGTCTCAGCAAGGTGCTCTTGGACTTTCCGAATAACTACCACACCGTCAAGTTATCTACGATCGACTTTCGACCTCGAGCTATGTCCCGCATCATGCGACTCGCAGCTCACACCAACAACTTTGTTATCGTAGAGGGCGAGGAGGTTCGAGTGCAAGAGCGGGTCGATCGAATGGTGGACGAGGTGATGGGGCATCACGAGAACGTTTTCAAAACCTACCAAATGTATCGCAGGGATTCTTTGGAGCGACTGGAGGAAGACATTCTTCATTGCCGCGATTCGGGAAAGTTGTTGAACGTGAACTTGGTGCGAGGCTCCCATTTGCACACCGACAGTCCGAGCGGCGCCTTGTACGAGACCAAAGAGCAGACCGACGAAGCGTACGACCGAGCGGTGGATGTGCTGCTGTCCTACGAGCAAGATGTAGGGAAGGTGATCTTCGCGACACACAACAAACGCTCCTTCGATAAGTTCGGTCGTTCGCTTTCTTCGAAGCACTTTCATGCGTCTTTGTTGGGATTCGAAGAACCCTTGGCATGGAAAGGGAGTGTGAACAAGATGGTTCGAGTCCCCTTCGGGCCGTATCACAAGACGTACCCGTACATTTTTGCGGCAATCCTACGACATTCCCTCGTTCATGGTCGGGTGTCGCGGCTTCAAGAAGTATCTGCTAATTTCAGTACTTTGAGTTCGTTGGATCGAAAGGGCTCCATGTTCAAGGCGTAGCTCGCGTCTTCGAGGTTCGGGTTGTTCGGTGCGTCGAGCGCAGTGGGGAAGCAACGCATGTTGAGAGTCACAAGAATTCGGGGAATACGCATCAGAGCCGCTTTGTTGATGTAGGTGCATTCCAGTACTCGGGGGTACTTTATCTGCTCATACAAGAATGGACCCGTCGGGTAGTTGTTCGCATGAATATGGGTCAACAGATGCGTCCGGTTCAGCTTCTCTACGATTTTCAGACGATCGAAAAACAGCTCTTTGTTTTCGTCCGTGAGATCAGCTGTGAGATGGAACTCGATCACCATTTGCTCGATAGACTCCATATGAGCTCTCTCTAAGGAGTTCAACCAATCCCACTCGGAGCCTTCGATGTCCATTTTCACGAAAGCGTGTTTGTGCTGAGTAAGATGCTCGGTCAGGTTGGTGCTCCGCGGGGAAATCTTTTCAGATATCATGGTGCGATGAACCTGAATCATATCCCATCGCGTATGCGGAGGTGCTTCCTCGATGGTGTGATCGTAGGCGAAACAGGGGACATCGTATCGTTGTACGAAGTCGTCTTCGAATCGTAAACTGTCGCAGATCCCTCCGCTCAAAAGCACGTCGTACCGAAATCCCTCGCTAATGACGTATCCGCCGTCGCCGGTTTCGCCCAATCGAATTCGAGGTAAGTCGCAGTCGTAAGTTCGGAACGCGAACATATCTCAACATACCTTTTGCGAATGTATGTTTTTCAAGAAAAGAAACGGTTCCGCTCACTGTTTGACGGGAACGTTGTAACTTTTGCACCAATCGATACAATGTTGCTCGTATTTTTTTTTGTCGTATATCGCGTAGTCCTGAATGATCCGCAAGGTACGCTCGATGTACCCCACCTGGGTGCTTACGTAGGTGGTGTTGGCGCTCACGACGTGATTCATGGTGTTAATAAAGGACTCTTCGGATATTACTGCCAGGAGGTCTATATTATGTTTCTTGAGTATAGTTTCGCGAAGCGCACTTAGTACGCGCTCGGAAACACCCGCGAAGTTCAAGCACACGATGTACCGTTCGGAGTTTGCGGGCCGGCTCGTGCAAGGCTTATGAATGTAGACCTCGCGGTAGCACTCGCATAATATGGCGATAAGTTGGATCGTCTCCGAACGGAATAGATCGAACATTTTGATGACGAAGCACCCCCCCGCTTTCTGAGCTCGCATGCCTGTGTACACCTCGGAGAGCAGGAGGCGTAGAAAGTCGTTCTCCTGGGAGTTGAAGTCCGAGCTGAAGTCGAACCCTCCGTCCGCGGTGACCAAGTTGCAGGAGCCTATCTCGCAACGCTCCAAAAAGTGATCTATGTTGTCGAGAGAGTAGAGATTACCGCTACGATCGGCGCCGTCTATGAGGCGGAGTCGCTCGCTCGCTTTTACTTTCCAGTCCGGGATTCGCTTGTCCGTGGATCGCAGGGTGATGGCGTAGATGGTCTCTATTTGGGAGGGGGGCGCCACAAACTCGATTCCTTGGATGAATCCTCCAGGGCCTTCGCACAAGGTCGCCACCGACAACGCTTCGCCGATGCTATCCAAGACGCGATGATCCGTAAGGATCTCCACGATTTTGAAGAAGGAGCGACTAATCGGACAGACGTTTGCGACCCCCTCGTTGTTGAAGGAAAAAATGAATTCGTACTCGTTCGTGTACTTTTTCGCGATGTCCCACTTCTTTTGATTGTTGATCTTGTTTTTCCAGATGGCGATGGTGTGTGCCAATCTCTCGTTCTCCTTGAGGAGAACCTCTTGCGTTCGAAGCGTGTTCGAATACGGTTGAGCGATGTTGGTGGATATCATCGTATCGAAAGAGGCGGAGTGCCCTCCTAATTAGTGTAACCTCATTAGTTTTTTTTAAATAGGAACCATCTGTTCATGAAACTGAACTCTTTCAAGGTGGAGTGCATGGACGCCTTCTCGTCGTACCAGTCTCGAAAGGAGTGCTTCGGAAGGTTGATCGCTTTCTGTTCCTCGGGAGTGAGGGGAGTAATGTCGTGCTTCGCGAGCTCGTCTTGCAAGACATCCATGTCCACGATACACTCCTCGATGGTTTGGTTGATCGTCTCTAAGAACACCGAGATTCGACGTCCCACGCGCTCGCTTTGCGTTGGATCGTAGAGACGTTTGATTCTCCACACCACGTTATCGTCGATCGACCCCTCCAACAAGCCTTGGGAGGCCTCCAGTCGCCTCTCCACGATTTCGCCATCCATACAAGTTCCGATGAAGTACCCACCCGGCTTCATCAACCGAGCTAAGTTTTCGCAGAAGGTCGCGAGGTTCTCTTGAGAACAGAAGAAGTAGTGAATCGCGAACTGACAGCTCACCACGTCCGCAGAGCTGTTGAGAGAGTTGTAGAATTTTCTGGCGGCTTGAATCTCGATTTCGTCCTTGTTCACATTCCCGCGAGCTATGTTGTAGAGCGAACGCATACCCGAGTGATTCACTTCGCGAAGACTGTCCCAAGGCTCCGTCATGTCCTTTTGCAAGAAGAGCATGTCGGGCAGGTTGGAGCGATTCTTGGGTTCGAGCTTCATTTGATGAAGCCGCTTGTAGGCTCCGTCGTTTCCGTTGAGGATATTGTCCAGGCTGGAGTCGATTCCCACGACGGTGGAAAACTTGGAGTCGGTCCATTTCTGCATATCACCGCCCTTACCGCACGCGATTTCCACCAGCCGTCCGCCCCCCACCCTCCGCATCTCGCGAAAGAGTCGAGACTTGATGCTTTGATTGTGGAAGATGTTCATGGGTAGCATCAGACTGGCGTTTCGCGCAACCGCGCGGGCGTAGTAAACATCCGAGTCGTAGTCTTGCGGAGTGGCTTCGATGGATGCGGGGTTCGCTAATGTCTCCGTAGTGACCGGATGTTGTATCGATCTCCACACGTTCATCGCGGTGGTGTACATGTTGGCCGCGCCCGCGATGGATTTGGTTCGCGCGTAAAGCGCCGTCTTGTCTGCGCGGACGCGCAAGGGGATCCAATCGCGACCGTCGTAACGGAACTCCACCACGGTGTTGTTGTAAATCACGTCGTCGTTGATCGCGTGGGGCAGCCCGTCTTGCGTCTTCAGGACCAGATTCGCCACACCGAACCGTCTCGATGTCACACCGCTCTTAGCCTTGAAGGTGTTGTTCAAGACGGCGAAGGGTTCCACCTCGTTGTCTTTGCTGACCTGAGTTCCCACCTTCAATGATGCCACCATGCAGTAACCCACATCTTCCACGAAGGCGCGCTCGTGGAAGGTCACCAGCATGTCCACCGAATTTTCTTCGGGGGGCTTCCACTTGAAGGTCTTCTTCCAAGTCCCCCCGAAGGTGTTCTTCATATGCGGGCGGTTCTTGTAGAATCCTCCCACCGCCAGGTTGGTCGGAGTGAGAATGATTCCGTCCACGTGATACTCGTACTGCGTCTCCACGTAGGCCTTTTTGAACATCTTCTCCAACGGAAGCCCGTGAAGGAAGGTCTTCGTTCTGAGCTTCATATGGTTCAATTTGATGGAGTCCGTCGACGTTTTCATCATGCTCAAACGATCCGGAACCAACGGGTCGGAGCGCACATCGCTACCCTTCAGGAAGTAAACGTCGAAGACCGCCAACATCTTCAAAATCTCTCCGAATTTGTCTTTGTGAATGAACTCGGCGTCGAGGAGAGTGTTCCCCATTCCCGGGGCGGTACCGGTCAGCTGTCTCAGCTGCATTCGGTTGTTGAGCATGTACACGCACTCGTCCGAATCCACGAATATCAAGGCGCGCTCTCCGTCCGCCTTCTCGGTGACGGTGTAGTCTTGCAGCACACTCGTCACACCCAGACGCTCGTTCGACATCAAATTGGTCTGTTCGAGCGTTATCGGTTGATAGGTGAGGAAAATGCTCTTCGGGTCTCGCTCGATAATCTCGGCCAGATTGGCAAATTTCCTGGAGTGTACGAGCGCCAGATAGTTCGTGATCACTCGCAGTGTTTTGGACTTGGAAAGGATCCGGTCGCTTTTGGTGATCACCTTGATGATCACATTCATTAGGTTGAACATTTGTCTGGGAGCGTTCTTCGTCACGGACTCCGAAAGGGGAGTGGCGTTGTCCAACTCGATCTCAATCTCGTACCATTCTGCAGATTTGAGCACCTTCGATTGAAGGACGCTTCTGGACTCCGTGCGGGACTGCTTTACTTGCGTGAGATCGACTCGTATGCCGGGAAACGTCGGATATAGGAAGGAGTAACGGCGCTTTTTGCGAAAAAGCTTTTGCTTCTTCTGCTGGTTCTCCAACACCACGCGCTTCCGGTCGCCCGAGAACTCCACCTCCCGAGATACGCGGAAGGCGATGTCGTAGTCGTGGACCATCACTTTGGGTGCGTCTGGGATCCGAGACTTTTGCATCATGCTACAAGAGGGGATCGCATTGGTTTCGCAGTACTCTTGTATGGCGCCGGTACCTCGAATGGTGGCTCGAGCGTTCGAATCGTTCACGAAGGTTACGTCCATTGTGTCTCGATCCGTCTCGGGAACCATTTCGAATTCGGCGCTCCGCATCATGTAGTCGTAAATAGCTTTGAATCCTTCCTTATCGGGACGGTTGGTTAGGACCATCTCGAGTTCAAGTTCTGGATCATCTTTGCACATGGTCACGTAGTTCTCTAAAGTTTTCAACGTCTGGCTTGACAACTCCATGTCAGGAAGATGCCTGTTTGATACTTACTATACCTGATAATAAAAATGAACGTTTATATCAAATTTTTTTTGTTTCACCTTGTAGAAAAACGCATCTCCAGTCGTCGGACCAATTCCTCCCTTTTACCGAGGGCCTCCTCCTTCGCGCTCAGGGCCTTCTCCGCGTAGGCCCTGAGCTCCGAGATCTTCATGGTTTTGAAGGGCAGTTCTTCCGCGAATGAGGTGTTCTCGAAGGTGGAGCGAGCCTCGGCGGGAGACCGGTACAGCTCCATAGGCAGGTCGCCTATTACCACTGTGTTCGGGATATCCGCCGCGGCCTCCGCGAAGAAGAAGCTCATTCGCTTCGCATCCACGATCATCAAGTTGAAGCCCACCATTTTCGCCAGTACTCGCGCCACTTCTTTGCTCGGGGGGGAGAAGCGTCTCTTATCGAGTTCGTCCAACACCAGCCCGCGCAACACACGATGCTTGCTGGTGACGCTTTTGAGAATGTCGTCGGTGATCAGTTCCACGAGTCGATCCTTGTACTCGGTGTGATCCACCAGCGAGTGACCCTCCAAGATCACCGCCAACACCTCGACAATGTTCGGTACCCTCTTCGGGGGTGCGCGCTTTGCAGACACTCCAGTCTCTTTGCGTGGCAAAAAAAAACAAGGTTTGACTCGCGGAACGCCATCGGGCTCCTTCGAAGCGGCGGATTGTTCGAACCGGTTCTTGTGAATCGGGTTGATCTTATAGGCGTCGATGCCTTTGAACATATCCACCATGGTAATCGTGTCAATGTGAGTGCACATACGTATTCTTGCTATGAATTATATACTCTTCTAGGCGCAATTCGTTTAAGTGCGTATCGTCCAGCTTTTTGTGCAGGTGATCCATGACCATTTGCTTGTTGTATTTTTTCTTAATCACGGAGAACTTGTTGTGCGCGTTCTTCTTGTTGAGCTTGTTGGAGAGCTGGTCGAAATGCTTGATCGCGCAACTCTCCGATTCCTTATCAATCAGAGGGGACTTCTCGTCTTCGCATTTAGATAGCACGTCTTGCAAGGGGGAGATGTCCGAAACCTCTGGATCGAGGTAGGCCTCCTCGTTGTCGAACATGAAGCACGATTCGTTGGATTCCATCATCAAGTGCTCGACTTTTTCGTATATTTCCATGAGATCCACATCGTTTATGTTGTTCAAATCGATGAACATACCGTTGTTGTTTTGTGTGAAACTGATGTCGTATTGTTTTATGAAATTGAACAGTTCGTTATGAGATCCCATCTCCAACTCGGAGACCTTCGCCACGATTTGATCACGGATGTTTTCCATCGTCTATCGATCGAATAAAAAAGAAGTGACTGGCTTGCTCGCCGCCGATTTACATATATTAGCTCCATAATCCTTAAATCACAAACCGCGAAACGGGCTTCAGTACTCCTCGTTGTCGGACGCTTCTTCGTTGCGGATGCTCTCCCCCGTGTCGTCGACGATGTCCTCCTCCAAGTCTTTCAAATCGTCCATCCCGAAGGACTTCTCCGACATGTTATCCTCCGAACTGTTGTCGTCGTTCACAATGAGAAGCGCCGCGTCGTCCTCGCTCTCGTTATCGCTGTCCATATTGTTCATGTTCGAATTCAAAGTGTCGAGACTGTGCTTACGCGTGCTATCGGAGCTTTCGAGCTGCCTCTCCACGACTTTGCCAATAGTGGAGATGCGGGTGTGGTTCAGTTGGTACTTTTTTCCGATGATTTCGATATTGAGTTTGTCCCCAACCTTCACGTTGTTCAAATGCACCGGGTCGGACATCATATCGTTCACTTGTCTGGGCACTATGATGTCCACGATGTTCGTTCGCTTCGGACTCGCGAGGGTATACGCGGAGGCGCATAAGATTCCGAAAGAGTTCATGCTCACCACATCCGCCACCATCAAGGAACCGATCGCGGGGTTGCATATGGCCGCTCGAAATTTCACGTTGTATAGCACGTATCCGTGGAAGGTGTGGATCTCCACGACTCCCTTCCCCACCTCGATAATCTCGATGGAGTTCTCGTTTATGTAACCGAACCGAGAGCATATGCCTTCGTATTTGGTACGGAGCAGTTTCAAAATTTGCGAATGCAACTGTTTATGCAGAGATGCCGGATGAACTTTGACGGTGTCCGAGAGGATCGTATCAAAAAAGTACTCCATCCAGAGATTCTAAGTTAAGTAATATGCACAATTTAATATAAGCTGCTTTTAATCAATTTTTTTCGGAGGAGAGGATCTCAAAGATCGCGGGTCTCAGGAAATGCTTCTCCTTGGGGTTGGTGAGGCGAAGCGCGTACTCGTAGACCGAGCATAGCGACGCTTTCCCCAGCTTCTCGTACGACCGCAGCTTCTCCGACCCCAGTTGCGTACCGATGAAGGTGATCAGATGCGATTTCTTAATGGTCGAGGTGGCGACGCATATGCTCCCCACTTGTTTGTTCTTCTTCTCGGGGTTTGTCATCTTGAAATTCGTCTTACCCTTGCTCGTGCTCACGAAGCCTATCGCGTCCCCCCTCTTTTGCAGCACCTTCACGAAGTCCTTCATCACTCGATCGTTCTCCATGAGTCCGGCTTTGCGACCTTTCAAACTTCGAAGGAATCCGTGGTGGTGGTCGAAGTAAACCTCAGGGTGCTTCTTCAACAGCATCCCGCTCGTTTCAAGGGACTCCCGAACCTCCGAGCTCAGTTTGCCCCCTAACTCGGACATGATCGCGCGAAGTTCGTCGGAGCTCAAACGGTCCACCATCATGTCTACGACCACCTGGCTCTTCACGTCCTCTCCCAAGATATCGAGGAGCTCTCGCGTCTTGTTCCGGACGTTCAGCTCCAGAGTCCGAATGACATCCTGGTAGGGAAGAGAGTCCATAGGCTCTTCGGAAGCTACGCCCTCGTCCGAAGGAGGGCTGATCACGAAGTTCCGGACCCGCTCCTCCGGAGCGACAGTGCGGGTTCGCATGGGGATCTTCAGGTCATGGACTCGTTCCGGTTGGTAGACGTAGGCGCCTTGGATCTCCAACATCCTACCGCGCGTATCGTTGATGACGATAGACGCTCGAGTCCGAACGATCCAATTCATGCTGCCTTTCAGAAGCGCATCGCGGTCTCTGAATTCGGGAACCCTCAACAGAGAGGGTACTCCGGGACGATCCCGGAAGCTCAAATACACGGCTTCGCTGTTTTGAATGTAGGACACAATCTGTTTCGCCAACGCGATCAAGTCTGCGGTCACGGCGGACGAGAGGCGCTCCGTGTCACGAGCTTTCTCTGCGCGGGTGGCGCATCGAATATCAAGAGGGGGCGCGACTTCCTTCGGATCGCGCGGTTTTCCTTGCGAGTCTACTATTTTACGATCGGGAAGCCGCCTTCGGTTGTTCTCTACGAGATTGAGCGGGCAGTCCACCGCGTACTTCGAGAGAATCTCCTCCACTTGCTGAACCCTGCGCATTTTCGCTTCGGAGACTCGGTAGTTCTTGTAGTCCAAGGTCTCGACGAGTCGCTTTCCGGAGGTGGAGACATGCCGGTAGATCGTCACGTTCCTTTGCTCTTCGGGCAAACGATCGTGACTTCGGAAGCGCACCGCGCGCCCTACAATCTGTTCGATCTTGTTCATGTGATACCAAGGCTCCATGATGTGCACCTCTCGAACGCACTGCAAATCCAGTCCCTCGGAGCCCACTTGTCCCACCAGCACCACCTTGATTCGATCTCCCCGCATATTCTCCGGAGAGTTCAACTCGCGCAGTTGAAGAGAGTTGTCGGGAGAGAAGCCCTCCTTCGCCGTCAGAATGATGTAGGACCCCTTCGACGCACCCTTATCGGAATCCTTCAACAAGCTCCCACCGTGCTTGCTGTATCCCGCGTGCTCAAGCGCTATGGCCATCGGCAGCAGACCCGAGTAGATGTAGAAGGAGAAGACCATCACGATCCCTTCGGCTCTCTTGATGTGGTCCAAGATGGTTGCGATCTTGCAAGCGTGACTGGACAACGCCGCTCCGGTTAGCTTCGGGACCCCCTCTTTGTACTCCAGGGTGACCTGTTTCTTCCCGTTTAGTTTCTGTTCGAACATGGCCTTGAATGCTTCGAAACCGTGCTTGGAATTCGGAGACGCGTCCGAGGTGGGGTAGACGATGTTGGAGATCTGCTCCAGCTGCTTGATATGTTTGCCGTAGCGATCCCGATTGACGAGCTCCGTGTAGGAGCGCTTTTGATGACTTCGCATCACACTCTCCGTGAGTAGAAAGGATCGGATGGGTTCGATGTCGCGAACCCCTCCGATGTCTTTCCGGGGATGTTGGGCAAGCACGTTCGATCCGGCGTTCTCCAGTCGTGCGGGGAAGGTGTTCGGATCTTGTCCTCGCATGAAGGAGACGTAGTTCCGCGCGAAGAACTTCAACGTGTTTTTGGAGTCTTTGGTCAAGAGGTCTTTGGTGTTGAAGCTCACCGGCTCGATATCGTAGGCCAAATTGTCGCATTTGAACAATATTTCCATCAACCAATTGATCTCCTCCACATCGTTGAACATGGGTGTCGCGGAGAGTAGGGCCAGTCGAACCCCGGTAGCGTACTTTAGGATCTTCTTGAAAGCCTGAGGAAACTGCTTCTGGGTTTTGGCGTCCCTCCCACTCTCGGAGCCCATACGAATATTGTGCACCTCGTCTATAACAATCACTCGATTCGAGAACAACTGGTGGATTTGGGTGGCGACCTCGTTCTTCGCAAGGTCGCGGTCTTTGTGGCGCATGTTCGAGTCGATGTGAATCTTCATCACGATGTTCACCAGTCGGAGGAATCCCACGAATTCGAACTGCTCGGTTATCATCGATTGGACCAATTTGTTCAACTCCACGGGAGACATCATGTGCCACTCGGGAATTCTATCCAAGTATCGCTTCCCGTAGCAACTGTCGTATGATCGACGTTCGAAATCAACCCGCTGTATGTTGAAGAGCTCTTTTCGGAAATTGTCCTCCAAACTGGAGGGCAGGATCACGAGCGCCCTGTTCGTGTAGAACGTCGAGAAGTTCGTGGCGATTTGTACCGCACTACACGTCTTTCCTACTCCCACCCCGTGGAACAAAAGCACCCCCCGGTTCATCGAGTCGGGAGAGAGGAATCGCTTCAAAAAGCGTTGGTTGTTGGTAAGAGCGAAAGCCTCCTTGTCGTAAGGAGACTCGTCCAAAGTGAGCGCGTAGTCGGGGGTGCTACGAAGACGATCGATGTCCATGTCTTCTCGAAGAGAAAGGAGTGCGAGTTGCTTGGTGTACTTTCGCGAAAAATTCATCTCGTCTTCGTACTCCCGCAGCCGTTTTTTCACTTGGGCAAACTTCTGTGGCACGGAGAGCGCATGGTACCCTTCTATGACGGCGACCTGATCCTCATCATAGGAATCTTCATCGTCGTCGTCTTCGATCAACGAGATCAGGTCGTCCTCGAATATCTCAAGCTCCGCATCGTCCTCCTCCTCGGAACTCTCGATTTCCGGAGTCGAGTCCTCCTTCGGACTCTCTTCCAAAGCGTTCCCCAATATCAACTTCGCGAGGGGTACCTTGGGCACCAAAGAGTCGTAGTGCATTCCGGGCTTGTGCTCCGACAACAAAAAGGAGCTCCCTTGCAAATCATCCTCGTCCGCCTCGCTGTCGCCGACGTTTATGATATAGACCGCGCTCTCGCAATCTGCAATGCTCCATCGGGCATTGTCCTCGGAGGGAAAGTGATAGAACCAAAGCCGCTGCGCGGTGGACCACACGAAAATGCATATCCCGGTCAGGATCGCAGTGGCTTGAATTTCCTCGTCCTCCGCCCACTCCCGATTTCGAAGACGCACCGTGGTGTCCGCGTCCAGGTGCGGAAGTTGAAGAAGCGCCTTTCGAAGCGCCTTCGGTGTTTCGGGGATGTCCGCCTTCAGATCACGAGCTTTTTGGATGAACGCGTGGTAGAAACAGTCTCCGTCCGCTTCCGCTTCTTGCACGTCATACAAGGCGCGCGAGTAGGGCTTCAGCTCTATGATCTCACCCATGAATGGTCTTACTATATAGAGAGCACTTTTTATTAAAAACGACCCGAGTTGCACAGAACTCGGTTAAGAGACGTTGTTGTGCTTTTTGATTTGATTGTAGACTCGCCGAAAGAGCTCCAACTTCTCGACGTGCTTGGAGATCTTCAAACTGACCTCTTCGTAGTTCATCCACTGCACGTCCTTGATCTCTTTTATTTGATCGTAGTTGTTGCGATCGAAAAGCGACGCCTTCGTGACGGAAGACTTGGCTTGCGTAGCAAGATAGAAGACGTTGCGATATCGCAACTTGTTCTTTCCGATGAAGATCTCTTCGTACTGCTTGTTCAAGTCGGAGACGACCAGGCTACGTCGATTGATGGTCGTCTCCTCCTCGAACTCGCGAAGGGCGCATGCGACGTCGCTCTCGTTCAGCTTTCGTCGGCCTTTGGGAAACTCCCACTCCTGCTCTTCGATGCAAGTCGAGTTGTTCGCAAAGTGCTCCATGTCCACTCGAGAGATGACGTTCTGGCTCTTGATGTTGTAGCCCTCTTTCAGTTTGTTGTATTTTCCCTTGCTGATATTGTGCTCTTTCTTCAAGTTGTTCGTGTTGTTCACCCAAAGTTGCTTCCAAACCGTTTCGAAGTCGTTGTTCAACAGAGTCTGCTTCTCCTCGAAGGTCATGAAGGAGAAGAGTTTTTTTATGTAGCTAATGTTTTTGATGTCGTACTTCCCTCTCACGAACTCCGTGTAGCACAACGTGTCCTTCCGTTGCACCATCAGAAACTCCAGCGTCCCTCTGCTTATTCGATAAAGGATGATCCCGAAGGAGGTGATCGGAAAGTTGCAATTTTTTGACGTATGTCCGGTATAACCACAGTTGATACACGTTATGTCTTTTTTCCCGTACTCCATCTGAAAAAGGGTGGGGAACACGGCACAATACTTCTTACTATTGGCTACGTCTTAAATTAAAAAAAACATTATAGGAGAGTAAGAACCAACAAAAATCCATGAAACCGGCAGTATGGGGAAGGCACGTATGGTACTCAATTCATTTTATTTCCCTCGAATACCCTCTCTCGCCCTCCGAGAAAGACAAGGAGACGTACTTCGAGTTTTATCGTAACTTGGCCAAAGTGCTCCCCTGCGCGGTCTGTAGGGAGCACTTCAAAAAAATCTGGGAGTGGCACCCTTTGACCACCGACGCCTTGCGATCTCGGGAGACCCTCTTCGCGTGGACGGTAGAGGTGCACAACATGGTGAACGAAGATCTGGGGAAGCCCCAGCTGCCTTTCTCCCAGGCGCGGGACCTGTACACAAATCGAATGCGGTACACACATAAGAAACAGGTCTCCCCCAACGGCGCTTGCGAGCCCCCCTTGCCCGTTCAAGCCTACACCATCAATCCGAGCTCGCTGGACTCCTCGGTGGACTTGATGGAGGCGTTTACGGCGGTTTCACTCATCTTGTTGATCATGTTGAACGTCAAGAAGAACGGTATCCTCTCCGGGATCCTCGGATGAGATGGTCTCGCAGAGACCGATCTTGTGAATCGCTTTTCGCAGCTTCATCAGAAACGCTTGCTCCTCGCTCGTGGAGGGACGCAGTCGAAATCGTATGATTAGATCGCCCTTTTCGTTCACCCCCTTGTTTCGCAGTTTTATGATTCGTTGAATATCGAAACTGTGCTCCGAGCGCACTTCGTAGGTCACGTGCGCCACCTCCACTCGCTTCGAAAACCCTAAAAGTAACTCCTTCGGGGTGATATCCACGAACAGCTCGACGTGATTTCCGTCGAATCGGATGTCGTCTCTTTCGAGTTCGTGGCGCACGATGACCACCAAACAGTCGGAGGGATGAAGCACCTCCGAGGCTTGGGTGCCCGGGGGGATGTACACGACGTGCTGGTCGTGTGTCTCCACTACCCGCTTCCCTTGACACACGGAGCATTTGGTCTGATTCAGTACGAAAATACCTTGCCCTCCACACGAGAAACACTTCATTTCCGGAAACATCAAATTGGTGCCTTTTCCGTAGCACTCTCTGCACTGTATCACGTTCTTCTTATGGTTCGCGACCCCGGTTCGATCGCACTCTTCGCAGTCGCGCTCCTTTGCGACCTGCAATGTACGATAGCAGCCGTACATGACCTCGTCCGCGTTTATCGAGACGGTGACGCGCTCTTGCTTTGCGTGGAAAGCGTACATCGATCGGAAGATGCTCTCCACCGTATTTTCGGAGGGGGTCTTTTTGGGGACTTTCCGAAGCGCTTTCTTTTTTTCGGGATCCAACAATATTTCGTAGGCCTCTTGCAGCTCTTTGAATTTGTTCTCGTCGCCCCCGTTTCGATCCGGATGATGCACCATCGCCAGTACTCGATATTGCTTTTTGATGTCCTCTATGGTGGCGTGTTCGTCGACGTTCATAATCCGATACACATCATCCGCAGTACGCGTCATTAATCGAGAAAAAAAAGTTGCAGCTTAAATTAGTTAATAAATTAAGAATCTTTCCATGGACGAAGAGTTATTCTACAGGAAGCATGTGGCGAAGAATGCCTTGCGAATATTTAAATTGAACACCGACCACGACCTGTTCGAGCTCAAAGAGCGCTACAAACAGCTTGTTCGAGTGCATCATCCCGACAAGGGAGGCAACCAAGAGTCCTTCCTGTACATCACGAAATGCTTCAAGTATTTGTATCGCGAGTTGGAAAAACGCTCCGAGAAGACCTTCGATCAGTTACGAAGCGGCGCCAGAGCTTCTTCGGATCCCATCCCCCCACCTCCCAAGGGAATCCGAGGGGACGGCGAGGAGTTCTCTCGCAAGTTCAACGCCTTCTACGAGGAGCACGGAATTCCCGACGCCGCCGCCAGCAAGGGCTACGACGAATTTATCGCAAACACCACAGTCGAGGTGGACAACACCGCCAATTTCAAAGTGGATCGATATCGCCCCCCTTCTCCGCAGCATTTGTGCGGGAAGATGCGATTCATGGATCTGGGCGAGATGCAAGAGACCGACTTCACCGGAAAGAACGACGTGAAGAACGGGCTTCAGTTCATGGATTATCGAAAGGCGCACACCACCGGTAAATTGGTCGACGAGAGCGTCTTGCACGAAAGGGAGAATTTCAACAGCTTGGAGGATTTGAAATCAAAGCGCGAGTCCGCGAATTTCGAAATGAACGAAGAAGAGGAGCGCAGATACAACCACGAAACACGCAGACACACCCGAAAGGAATTGGAAAGTCAAGCCAAAATAAAACGCCACGACTCCAAGCTTTTCACACATTTCGACTCGGTACGAAGATCCCAGATCGCGTGATGTAGCGCATTCGCCACAGCCGCGTGCTCTCGAGGGCGTGTTCGCGGACGAATACCTCTCGGAGGTCGTAGGTCCGATCGTCGAAGAATATGATGTTCGAGACTGCTTGCGATAGGAGGACTGGATAGGGGAACTTCTCTATGTTTTGGACGATCACGCAAAATCCAGGGCGAAGCTTCTCGATTCGGAAATTGCGTTTGACGATCAGTTTTCGGATGGTACACTTGTCGACCACGTCCGAAATTTGTCGAAGCTGATCGGTGTTCGACGTGCATATCAGCACATGTTTCGCCTCCTGCTCGCGCAGTCGTCTCAACAGCATCAACAAATTCTCGAACTTGTTGGGCGCGATGTCCGTGCTGCGACTCGACGCGGTTTGCTCGATCTGTTCGAAGTGCGGTTCTTTCAGAACGAAGACGTCCGTAGAAGGTGTGTTGCACATGGGGCATCGCCGGCTGTGTGAGAACCATTTGTGTATGCATTCGAAGCAGCATCTCTTCGAGCAGCACTTCGTCATGCATATGTTGATGGCGCTTTGAAAGCAAATGAAACAGTTTTCCTCGTTGCTTTCCAGTCTGCGCGCCAGTTCGTCTTGGCGCGTTTGCAAACGTACACGCATGGTCTGCAGCGCTTGCATTCGCCTCGTCTTCTCCTCGGAGCACACGTACTCCATCTTCTCTACCGTGTATATCTTGGCGTCGAGTTGACCGATGCTCCCCGTGAAGTTTCTGAGAACGTGCCGTACCACGTCGCGGTGGGAGCGTAGGTTTTTGTGCGAAATGCATTGCAATGCTCGGGTGATATCGTTCGAGTTGAGGTGGCTCATCACCACCTCGTCCACGAGGCCTTCCAAGGTGATGTTTTCGATGGGAGTCTCGCTGAAAATTTCTTCGACGGGGATATCCGACAAGGGGGGTAAGAACTCTACCGTTATCGCATCGTGCCAATGAGAGGGGACATGGGTGAGAATGGGCGCTTGCGACGGGGATGGGTGCACAAACCAGTAGAAGTCGCTCTTCAAGATGTCTAATACACGAGTGTTGGGCGAGTTGCACACGATCACCTTGTTGTACCGTTTGTTGGCCAGTGTGGTGCGCGCAGCAGGAAGCAGATTGTCCGAGAGGATCAACAGTTCCGACTGCACCAACAGCGCCTTGTCCAACTCCTTGGAAGACCACGCCGCGCGGACCCTCCGCTCGTCGTTCGATGTGTTCAAGAACGAGCTCCAAGCGGATGCGAGGACCGACGGAACGATCAGGAGCACCCCTCCGTCCGCCGGTACCTCCTCCGCGCAAGGTTCGAGGAAGTACAGAAGGTGGTTCAGTCGGGTGCATGTCATGTGATCCTTGCGGACGGGGTGTGTCGAGAGTTCGTAAACAAAGCGAAGCTCGTTGGTGAGCAAAACGCCGATGTGAGAGAACAAACGCGCGTCGGTGGACGCGCTCCGCAACCCCAGGTTGCCTTCGATTTGAGCGCACTTATTCAAAGCGTGGTCACGAATATCATTTGCTGGCATATTCTTGAAATATTAAAATATTAAATTATCTTCGAGTTCACGAATTCCTTTGAGAGCGCTCAAAGCGAAGGGGGCGTGAGCACAAAGCTATTTAAGACGGGATGTCGCTTGTAAACTTATTTATTTTTTATCTCATCGAGCGATGCCTATCGACGACGTAGATTACCTATTGAAGCATAGCGATGAAGAGAACATCATAATGATGATAGATAGCCGAAAACGAGACAAAATCATCCATCCGACTCCGGGAGAGTTCGACGTGATCTTCGACGAGCCTATTCGAAACGTATGCGGTGTGGAGATCCTGGACACCTCGATCCCCCGTACAATGTTCATGACGGACAGTCACAACAACGGATTGCGCGTATTCAACGGTTTGATCAACAAACGCTACATCGATCGCTCAGAGGGCGATTTCCTGTCCACCATGAGTATGTTCAACAGTTCGGAGGACTACATCCACTACAAATTCGCGGAGCAAGACTACCAGTCCGCGGACTCCGCCTTCTTGGCCTTCAACGACCAGGTTATTATGGCAATGATGCAAGTAGACAACTTCGAGATGGAGTACACACCGGTAATTAATATATACGAACGCGGAAAGTCATCCTTTCCGGTCATTCGATTCTGTTCTCCGAACGCCCCCTTCGCACTCGACATCTCGAACAGTAGCGCGCATACCATGCTTGGTTTCTGCACGCGAGCGGAAACCCGCGGGGCGCACGCGGGAAAA